CTACTGGCGCAACAGGTCCAACTGGCGCAACAGGTCCAACTGGCGCAACCGGTTCAACGGGTTCAACCGGTCCAACGGGTCCAACTGGCGCAACGGGTGATACTGGTGCTACTGGCTCAACAGGTCCAACTGGCGCAACGGGTTCAACAGGTTCAACTGGCGCAACGGGGGATACGGGTCCAACTGGCGCAACGGGGGATACGGGTCCAACTGGTGCTACTGGCTCAACAGGTGATACGGGTCCAACAGGTTCAACAGGTTCAACAGGTCCAACAGGAGCAGGAGAGGCTGGTCCAACAGGACCAACAGGTCCTGCTGGTGGAGGGGGTGGCAGTGTAGGTCCGGGAACTGTTGGTTATATCGCAAAATTCACAACGACAACAACAATTGGTGATAGTATCATTGTAGAAGATACAGGTAAAATAGGAATTGGAACGACAACACCAGCAGGTAAATTGGATATTTGGAATGGTTCATTGGTTCTCCATGGTGATGCTACAACGGAATCTTTAGCCATTTCTGTGACGACATCAAACTTTGCGATTTTCCAAGATCCTGGTTCTTTTAATTGGATTGAGTATGATAATCCAAATCGAAAATTAACAATTGGTGGAAATACTTCTCAAAGTGCAGATCGTTTATGGGTTCTCTCAAATGGGTATGTAGGTATTGGGACAACAACACCAACTAAAAGATTACACGTCGCAGGTGGTGATATTCTTACAATCAATTCTACTTCTGGAAATGTGTTTGGTTATAATGATTCTCATTTTATCAAATTTCGTGATGGAGGAAGTGAAGTCACAACGATTGGCGATTATGGTGGAATACGATTCAACACTGGTAATAATTCAACCACTATTACTGAAAAAGTGACAATTCTTCCAAAAGGTTGGGTAGGTATAGGAACAACCAATCCAGTATGTCCCTTAGAGATTGTTGGTGATGATGGTGTCGTTTCACCATCTGGAACATTTGGTTATTGGGGTGATGGTAATATCTCAGGTATTCTTACAACCAGTAGTTTTTTTGGTGCGATGTCTTTAAAAACGAACAATTGGATTCAAGGACGTTTCCGTGTTTTATCAGACAATCGTATTAAAAATAACATTCGCACAATATCTCCTACCGATTCTCTCCAATCTATCGAAAAATTAAATGTTGTTCGTTATCAATATATTGACCCCCATCGATCAGGAAAAAGAGATAATATTGGTTTTATCGCACAAGAAGTTGAAAATATTATTCCCGAAGTAATTTGCTATTCAACCGATTATGTTCCCACCATTTTTAAAATGGCAAATATCACAAAAATAGGGCAACAAGTAATTATTGAAATCGAACACGGACTTCACACCAATAAACACGGTCAATTGGAAATTCCTTTACAATTACGATTCTATGACTATCAACAAAATCAAATTGAAACAGAAGTCTCTATCATTGACAATACTCATATATCATTCCCTTATCAAGAAAACTATCATTTCAAAGAAAATATGATATTCGTATATGGACCCAAAGTAAAGGATTTAAAAGCAATCGATCATAATCAAGTCTTTTCTTTATCAATTTCTGCGATTCAGGAATTAAATCTAAAATTAATAGACCAACAGAACCAAATCAATCAATTAAAAGAAGTTATTTGTCAAAAATTAAATATCTTATTGTAAGATAAAATGGGGCTACAAAAACCGCTTCAATATCGTGGTATCTATTTCCCGAAGTTATATGGAACTTTAACTCGCAATACTGTTAATATTTTGAAAAATGAAGACCTCACTTTTACAATTACCTATACTATTAAATGGTATGTGATTGAAGTTGTGAATACATATAATTGTATTGGTTATCAGCCACTTATTTTCAATGATGGTTCGTTGATTGTTTCAAGTGTTCCAGAAAATCTTTATACAACAGTATATGATTCAATAAAAGCGAGCGACCCAACAATTATTGATTATTTAGATCCCATTCCTTATGTGAGTCAATTACAAATCGTTTAGACTATAAAAACTTATCTATGTAAAGAAACAAATGGGTTTAGAAAAATCTCTTTTGTTTCGTGGTATTTTAATACCCCGTATGTATGGAACTGCCACGCACGCACCAGTTAATACTCAAAAAAACGGTAATTCATTTGAAACAGGTTGTGTTATTAAATGGTATGTCATAGATACAGTAGATCAAGTAGATTACATTAATCCAGAACCATTGACCGTTCAAGAACTGAAAATTGGTTTAAATGATATTCAACAAAATATTTATACGGCTATTTATAATTATGTAAAAGCAACAGAACCAAACGTTCATGATTATCTTGGAACAATCACAATGCGTTCATAATTAATTTTCATTCATTTAGTTAGTAAATGAATGTAATTTGGGCGATCACAGTTGAAGATGATGTCGAACAATCCGTTTTTTTTAATGAATTCCGCAATATCGTTCTTCACGCACCAAAGAAGAATATCCTTTTCCTAATGTATTACCGTTCTCTTTCTTGGAAGAAAGCAATTTTTCTTAAATATATAGATGATAAATGGACGTATGATGCCGTTCCCATGAAATGGACGCATTCCCGCATTTTAACTAAGTTTTTTCAAGAAACTCAAAAATATCGTTATGAAAGTCTTAACTTATATATGAGCGGTCATTGTTGGAAGCATACTCTTTATACACAAGGAAGTGAGAAAGGGTTATACCATACTTATCAATTAGCCGATTGGGCGAAGAAACATCATATTCATTGGAATCTTATTATTTTTGATTGTTGTTATATGGCAACGATTGAAAATATAAAGTATTTATCTCCTGTCGCTTCTTATTTAATTGCTCTTGAAACAAGTCAAGGGTATGTTGGTTTTCAAATGCCCGACCTGATGTCTCTCTTTACAGAAAAAAATACATTACGCTTAGCCAAATTAATTGCCAGAAAGTTTATTAAACAAGAAGCGAATATTGAAGAATTAGGATGGGCGTCAGACATTAGCATTATTGACCTTCAAAAAGGAAAAAAACTCGTGGAATGGGTTCAAGAACATCATAACCAATTAAAACGCAACGATAAAACACGTGTTGAAATCTGTGAAACTAAGAAATGTAAAAAAGAATACGACCTTTTCGACCTATGGTTAGCAACACCCAAAACAGAAGAGTTTATCAAATTATTTCATCAAACATTACTTTTCTACGGACAAAATCGATTAATGAAAGAAAATAAAAAATTGTCGAAACGTCTCCACGGGATAGCCACTTCTTAGATGAGAAAATAATTTTAATCACTGCGTTTTTTTTAATCCTACTCGCCCCTAGAAGGAAACACCATGTCAAATGAATGCGGTATATGCTACGAAATTATTACAGATTGTGATGATAATTTGGTAAGGCTTGAATGTGCACATTTTCTGTGTCGTGAATGCTATGATAGGCTTCAAAAACAGAGTTGTCCTTTTTGCCGCACACCATTTGATGGTGCGGATTCTTCTACTGATGAAGAAGACGAAATTCCTTCTCCCCCACTTCCTTTTTCAAATCGTTCTGCGCCGGTTGATATACCGGTATCCTCTTCCTATCCTCCACGTTCCCGAATACGACGTCGCCAGCGTGCGGTAATCCTTCAAGAGAATGCTTCCCGAATTAGTAATAACTTAGGAAGACGAGAATTATGGGAATGGAATTCGGTAGATATGAATTCGTGGCAATTGAACCGGTTATTAAAACAGAAAACACGACATCGCCATTTAATTCAAGTTAGTAGGGAAATTTTAGAAGCGCCTTTCGAATGTCAAGACGAATACGATGAAATCGCCCTTTATTATATTTCTGTTGATTAAAAGTTATGATATTTTTGTAAAAATAGTTCCAATATTATCAAGAGATTGAATTAATTCATTTTGATAATTCTTTGAAATTTTGGTTGTGATAAATTTATTATCTTTAAAACAGAACGTTCCAATTCCTCGATAATAAGCGTAAAAAAGCGCCAATTTATCAAAACTTGCGAAAAATGTATTTGTTTTATAACAATGTTCGACTTGACTCCAATCACCAGAACGTTTCAAAGCAAATAATGTTCCAATAGGAACAGATACTAAAAAAGCCAAATAAGAATCTTCTTGGGTATTTTTTGTCATAAATATATTTTTCAAATATTGATAAATAACTTGTTTCTGTGATTCTTCCAATTTTTCGATTGAAATTTTATAACATTTGCTTCATTATCTATCTCCCTGTGAAAGTTTCTACGATATTGAGACCAATGAATAAATAACTCAAATCCCAAATCAATCGCATTTTGATGAATCTCATTGCCTCCAACCATAATTTCCATTTCCATTGGTTGTCTCATTTCTAACAGATAAATTACGATCTTTAAAAAATTATTAAATTAATAAAATCTCTAAGGATACTATCCGATAAATATAAGATATCATCTTTCATTTTTTCTAATTATACAATTTAAAAAAACTGATTATAAAGAATAGTTTGGGATGAATTGATTATCTTCATTTAGAATGACGAACGACAGTGGAAGCAATCTTTTTTGGGACGAGCCGATTGAGGTGGTAGAGATGAATTGTTTTTTGCGTGATTTGACGCCATCTCATATTTTGAACCCGAGTGAGTTATTTGACACGGCGGTGATTTCGACACAGGAGGTGAAGAAGAAGAATAAGGCGGATTTGATGCGAGAGCAGATTTCGCAGGAACGTCAATTAAAGAAGAAGCAGGCGGAATTCGATATTGTAAGCCGCAACATCAATTTGAAGAAGGAGGATGCTTTGGATATGCAGATGTGTGCTTTAAAGTCTATTACACAGAAGGAGGTGCGCCGTGAGGCGTTGATTCAACTATTGGGAGTAGCACTCACACAGAAACTTTGGCACGATGCGTTAAGCATTTACCTTGTTTTGGAGTATGAGAGTCCAATAACGGACAAAGAACGCAAACACGACCATTTGAAGTGGGCTCGTGAGGTGTTTAAGAAGAAGAAGATTGATCCGGTGGAGGTTCAATTCACGGGAGCGGTAGATGTAGCACCCATGAATAAGTTCCTTACGGGAAACATTCGTTTGGATCCTTGGCAGAAACAAGTTTTGAGCCGTATCAACGAGGGAATTTCTCCTTTGGTGGTTGCGCCAACATCTTGTGGTAAGACACAATTGGCTTTATATCAGGTTCAAAAGGCGAACCGAGTGATGATTGTAGAGCCAACGCCAGCCCTTGTTTTCGAGGTTGCTGCGATTGTTCGCCATTTGATTGGCAATCACGTTTGTGTCATTGCTGGAAACAGTATGATTCAATTTAGTGATGATGAGCCTCGTGTTTGGATTGGCACAGCGCCAGAACTCGAAGTTTATCTTGTCAAGAATGATATTTTGATGACGATGGATTATGCGATTTTTGACGAAATCCATTGTCTCAATGACCCGAGTATGGGTGCTTCTATTGAGAGATTGCTTTATGCGATCCCTTGTCCGTTCATCGCACTGAGTGCGACGATTGATTTAAATAGTGCGCAAGAAGTTGTGTCCTATTGGTCTCGACGGATGGGAGTTCATCGACCGATTGAACTTTTCGTTCATACGGAGAGATATCTTAATTTGGGTCGATGGGTTTTCCAGGATGGTAAGTTGGTGAAAATTCACCCATTAGCCTCAATGACAGTTGATGATTTGCATGATGATGAGAAGTTCAAATTATTGGACTTTTCACTTACACCGCAAGATTCGTGGGCGTTATACCAGTCTATTTTAGAATTGGATACTCCTGTGAAGATTGAGACGGATCATTTGAAGATTTATCCTGATGTGGTTCTTCTACATTTGGACGATACTCGTAAGATGGAAGCAAGTTTGAAGAATGATTTGCGTCGTTTGGCTTTGGAAGATCCGGAAGCCGTTGAGGCAGTCTTGATTGACTTTAAGTTGAAAAAGCCCAAATCGACAGATTTCCATATTACAGAATTGGCGATGAGTTTGAAAGCGGAAAAGAAAACGCCGGCAATCATCTTTGTGGAGGATGCTGCGTCAGCAATCGATCAAGTTCAAAAGTTGGTGATTGGTTTGGAGAAAGCACAAGAAGTGAAGTATCCGAATTGGCATCATGAAATTGAACGTCGTCAAGCACGATATGCAGTTTTCCAAGAAGCATTGGAGAGTATTCGTAAAACGAAGATTAGCCAAACGGGTCAATTTAAGACCCGTGAGGATATTGAGAATGCGATTGAACGGCGAACTCGTGAGGAACAGGAATCCCCGAACGGTCAAGCAACAGAGGTTGATCCTTGGTCTCCACATCCAGATTTTGTGATGAGTCCCGGTGGTCCTATTCACGATAGTTTTATCAAGAAAGCCCGAATTACTCTTTCCAAAGCATCAAAAATGCGAATTGGATATGAGAATATTCTTATTCGAGCCCTTCGGCTTGGTATTGCGGTTTTTACGCAAGATATGTCGGAGAGTGAGAAAGACCTTCAATATCAATTGTTGGTTCAAGATTACGCTCAACATCGTCGTTTGGGAATCATTTTCTCGGACAAGCATACGTTAGCATTTGGCATTAATATGCCAATTCGAACGACGGTTCTATTGACCCTTCCGGGTTATGAACCATTTGCGCCTTTGCTCGCTCATCAAATGATGGGTCGAGCCGGGCGACGTGGGTATGACAAAGAAGGTCATGTCATTTATGCCGGAACGAATCCTTTGCGATATATCAAGAAGGAATACGGTCAATTGAAGGGACAGCCTCATATTTGGTATGATACATTTCCCATCGCACAACGTTTGTGCGGTGATTATGTGAATCGGTTGAATGCTGGTGGATGCTTGCAGAAGCCAGATTTTGACCCAATGACAATTCAAAGCATTGAAATGAATGAAAAATGGTGGTCTTTTTTCCGTGTTGCGGAAAATGCCGCTCAAATTGAAGCAATTGCTTCCAAGATTCCCGATAAAATCACCGATTTGACAGTGAATCAACAGGCTTGTTGGTTTGCTCTTTTTGTGTGGATTACAGGAGTGAAGTATCAAGGCATCAGTCGAGACGGATTGAGTCGCCAGATTCAAACAGAGGTTATCGAGCATTTAAAGACATTTGGAATTGATGATTGTGAAGATGTGATGCCATTTGTGTATGCTTATACACAATTTAGATGCCCTGATGAGGGGATTACCACGAAAGAAGTGGAGATGGCGACATTGATGCATAAGGTGGGTCAATTGTTGGTTGATTGGTCGAAAGAAGAGTCAAATGACATTTTGAAGACAATTTTCGCACGAGTGCGAGATTATACATTGAAGTATCGAACGCTTCAATATTTGAAATAATTTAATTCATATTCATATTCATATTCATATTCATATTCATTTTGCGAAATTCGCAAAATGAAATCCGTTTAAGAGGTTCATTGGAGAGAAGGGAAATTAATTTCATTATTTTTTGGGATATTACGAATAATCGCTGGAACTCTCATACGAAAAAGAGTGAAAATCATTTGATTAACTTGATTTACTTCTACATTATCCTGAACTGTTTCTAATAAAAGGTGTAATTTATAATGGGTTTTTAGATAGAGTTGATTCATTTTGATATGACGAAACGCCATCCATATTTGAAAGATGAGAGTATAGTCGGTAAAGAATGGAATTTGCCCTTGAAAGGATTCTTGAAAGGGGAATTGAATTTCTGGATTCCAGAGTTGATTTTGGATATATTCCCAGAAGGGAGTTCCAACTAAGTATTGTTCGGGTGTAAAGAAAACAATATTTTCGGCGACTAATTGTCGAATATCTCTTAATAAATAGGTTCGTAATGAATGGTTCATTCTTCCAGACGGCTTCGTTTGCGTGGATTGGCGTGTTCCTCTATTGGATTCATTTTTTCTAAAATCATTTTATGACGCATCGTTGCGTTTTGTTTCTCCGTGATGAAATCGTTCGCACGTAGATAAACAATCATCTTTAATTTTTCCTCATCGGTTTCTAAATCTGGGCTTACGCTATCTTCCAACCAATCTGTTTGAAGGAATGTTTTCACCCAGCACGCTTTTCGTCCTGGAAATACATCTTTTGGCATTTGATCCATAATGACTTTAACGGCTTCTGCGTCGGGAAGAGCATTATGAGCGTTTTCAATATCTTTACCAGTTGTCGTTTTATACAAAGATGGCAACTTATAATCGGGTTCATTGCCAGCCATATATTTCAAGCCATTGTGAGAGAATCAATCCAAATGATTTCTTGCCAGAAATTGTTTGATAGAATATTTTTGAAAATAGGATTCCATTCTGGTTTCCGCATAATTTCAAGAACTCGAATTTCAATGTAAGGAAGATCAAATAACAATCCGTTATGAGCGACCATATATAATTTCTGTTGTTTGCGAGCAGAAGTTTTTGCCAGCATCAAAATCCAATCAAAAAATTGGAGGAGAACGAGTTCTTCCCGTCCGCTAAATGGACCCGTTAAATTTTTAATATTTGCCTTAGAAGTCCAAGCCCAAAACTTGCTATTCTTCATTAAAATGTGTTGGTTCGCAATAATTCCTGCCGCCTGTGTAATTTCAAAGCGATGCGCTTTTTTCAATAAATTATCCTTTCCTCCTTGAAATTCCGTTTCCAAATCGTAGGCGCAAATAAATTCCATATTTGTATGTTTATATACTTTATCACTTAAATATATTTTTATTCATTTTTTTTATTCATTTTTTTTATTTATTGAAGTAGAGATGAATATATTGAATGTATTGAGTTCTTTACATTGGAATTGGAAGAATAGAAATCATCGTTCCATTGTAAAATTAGATTATTCGAATTCGAATACGAACAAACAAATACAACCGGTCGTTCATTTATCACTTGAAAATCCAATTCCAGGACATTTTTATACTTTATTTATGGTTGATCCGGATGCCCCTTCATCTAAAAACCCAATTTATGCCGATTACGTTCATTGGATTAAAAAGAATATGATTTTACGTGAAACCACATTAATTCAAGGTGAGGATATTGTTCCGTATAAAGGTCCTGCTCCTCCGCCCGGTTCAGGAACTCATCGTTATATTATGATAATTTACGAACATTCTCAACCAATAGATTTTTCAGGGGAGATCGATAGACCCAGCCAAAAAACCAAAGAACTAATTCAACGGATTTTAGGAAATAACGCAACACCAATCGGATTCACCTCTTTCACTTTTACCAAATAGTGATAAACGCACGCATCGTGCGTTTATGCTATATTTGTATATTCGATTTAAAAAATGTCAATGGCTCAGGAGGAGTATGAGCGAAAGCGAGATTTATTTGTGGAGCGGTTTGTTCCTTATTTGAGGGAGCATGTGCCGGCGGAGGAGATTGTTCGGGGAGTAAGTTTCCTTCCAATAGTAGAGGAGGGTGATGGGATTGTGTTAGGTAAGGAGAACGATGGGTATTACAAGGGGAAATGGAATTTTTTTGGTGGTAGCCTTCAAGATAAGTCGTCAAACCGCTTACATCCGACATATGAGGATATAGCGAGAGGATTATTTGAGGAAGTTGCGGAAGAGTTTGGTGTTATTTTGAAGGCGAGTTCATTCCAGAAGAGTTTAATGGATATTTACCACGCAGTGATGCGTAAGAAGGATCAGAGCGAGGTATCAACTTTAATGTTTTTGGTTAAATACAAGGATTTTAGTCCAGAATTATGGCGAGAACATATGTCAAAACGAAACAATGAAAAGAAGTGTTGGCGAGAACATGATGATGCGATTGCGATGCGAGAAGATGAGTTAAAATTTGATGAAGTATCATCATTTGTGCGAGGATATATATCAAGACTTTATTTACGGGCGAGAACGAAATGGAACGCAGAACAGCCAGGTATTTCGTATCATAAACAGGAAAAGATTGTTTCGTATATGTAGGCGGCGTATTTTTTATAGTGAATTAATAGGACATCGATGGAGTCGTCGTTGTTTACGATTAGAGGGAATGCCGCCATACAAGGATTCCTTATATCGAATACAGTGGGTTTTACAACACATACAGTAAATCCAGGAGAAGATTATAATTTATGGGTAAATTCATCGAATACACTTTATTTTGGAGATGAACCAGTCACTTTGGGTATTCCTGCTACGGGTCCAACTGGCTTCACAGGTGCGACTGGTGCGACTGGTGTGGCTGGTCCTATTGGAGCGCCGGGAGACCGTTATAATACTGTTTCAAGTCCTATTTCGATTGAACCGAGATCGGGAGAACCGATAACCATGAGTGTTGGGATATCATTATCTTATATTCCTGGAAATTCAGTTGTTGTTATTCAATCAAATAATCAAGTCAATCGATTTGAGGCAACCGTTCTTTCGTATGATTCAGGAACTGGAATATTAGTTTTGACCGGGATTGTAAATATTTCCGGAGAGTTTGGTTCTGTTGTTATCTATAATGTTAATCTTGATGGTATCGATGGACCGACTGGACCTACTGGTTTCAGCGGACCAACGGGATATACGGGACCGACGGGTGTAGCACCTCGTATTACCGTAAAAGATACAAACACGAATACTGTTTATAATGTAGATACAATTGAATTTAATACTTCCAGTGGTTTTCAAGTGACGGGTCCAACTGGCGGCGTTGCGCTTATTTCATTGGGTAGCGCTTGGTATCATCTCATACCCGAAGGTGTTGGTGGAGGAATCGGTTCAGGACCTATCATTCACCCAACTGGTGAAGAAGACCTTAAATTAATTGCTGGCACTGGCATCAAAATTACAACGAACTCAACAGCAATTCAATCAGTCACATTCGAAAATACCGCACCAACACAATGGCTTCAAAATCAAGAATCAATTTACTTTATGAATGGTAATGTTGGTATTGGAACAAATAATTTAACAGAAGCATTAACTATCGTTGGAAATGTAAGTGTATCAAGTTTAGTCCTTTCCAATGGCGTCTCCTTAACAAGATTAAATGCGAACCCCGGTGGTTCAAATACACTTTGGGTAAATCAACAAGGATTTCTCTATCTTGGAGATAATTTTATTGACTTCACTGGACCTACCGGCTATACTGGCTCAACCGGTGCGACTGGTTCAACTGGATCTACCGGTCCAACTGGCGCAACAGGTGATACGGGTTCAACAGGTTCTACCGGTTCAACTGGTTCAACAGGTGATACGGGTTCAACAGGTTCTACCGGTTCAACTGGTTCAACAGGTGATACGGGTCCAACCGGTTCTACTGGCGCAACAGGTTCAACTGGATCTACCGGTCCAACTGGCGCAACAGGTGATACGGGTTCAACAGGTTCTACCGGTTCAACTGGTTCAACAGGTGATACGGGTTCAACAGGTTCTACCGGTTCAACTG